ATTACACGATAATTCAATTGCACACATTGCTAAGATAATTCAAATGGCTATTTTATCAGGTACAGATATTGTAGATCACTTAAGAATGGTAAGATTCAGTTCTATCGAAGATGACTTTCTTGTTATTGATGAAGAATATGAAGAGATATTTAATTCTTCGATTAATAAAATGATGAATAACATACCAACAACAGAAGATAATATTGAGAATGAAAAACAAGACTGATAAGCTTGAAAGTATATTCACTAAACGTGAATCTTTTATGAATCTTATAAAATTGAAATACCCTTCAGCATATAATAATTGGCCTGTAGACATTTCTGACAAAGCTAGTCAAGTTATATTAAGAGAAACAGCGCTTAAAGGCGTTGAGGAGATGTTTGAAGCGCTTGGTCATCTTAAAAACTGGAAGCCGCATAGAGACACAGATCTTCCTGAGATTAATAGGGAAGAGTTTCTAGAAGAGATAGTTGATGCATTTAATTATTTCTTTTCATTGATCATCTTGATGGGAGTTAATGTTGATGAATTTTATTGTGCGTTTAACAAAAAAGATGAGATAATAAGAGATAGAATTAAGAAAAATTACTAGATTTTTATTGTGTGTAAATATACACAATATATTTTATAATAAATGGTAAATAACAAGGAGAAAAAATTTGCCAATCAATAATAACTTAGAACCTGTATTACTACCTATGGATCTTAAATTTGGTCAAGATCAAGTTACAAACTATATTAATAACTTAGAATCACTCAACATTGAAGTTGTAGATGCTCCTACACAAGAACAAGCACAAAAAATTGCTTGGAATATGACTAAAGCAACTTGGGCAGATTCACCTAGCGAAACTAGATTTGAGAATGCTTCTTTTAAAGAAGCATCAAGTAACCTGCAAGATGTTTTAAACTTTAGAGCGTTACCTACACCTATGGAGTGTCTAGGCTTTACATTTAAGATAAGTGGTATTGATACACAGACTGTGACACACCTTATTCGACATAGAGCTGGATCATTTGCTGCACAATGTACTGGCGACAGAGACCTTAGAAATGACAATATTTTAGTTCCTGAATCTGTTGAAAATTCAGATTTTCATCAACGTTTTATTGAAGTAGCTTCAGCTGCAAAACAATTATACGCTGATATGGTTGATTCACGTGTAGTTTCTTTAATGGATGCTAGAGTTATTCTGCCTAAGTCTCTTGAAACATTTTATATTGCAAGGTTTAATCTTAAAGACTTAATTGGCTTTATTAAACAGCGTCAAGATATGCAAATTCAGCCTGAAGTGGATAATATTATGGCAACACGTATTGCGAGATTAGTTGTTGAAAGAATTCCCGAGGTTGCTTCCTGTTTAGACTTTAACAAACCTGATATGCATTATGTGAGAACTTTTAGAGTTGAACAACCTGATGGCACATTTACATCCAAAGGAACAAATCTTTATCACCCAGAACCTAAAAATGATTTATTTGAATTTAATGAAAACGATTCTATTTATCCTTGTCGACGCGAACAGATCAATGGTAATAAGAGTGGTGAAGAAAAGATCTTTACAAAAATGTGGAATGAAGACGTTGAATTTATCAATTCAGTAAAAGATCAAATTTAAAGTAAAATTTTAGTTTTTAAACAGATACAGAAAGAATATTATAATGAAAAAGATTTATCTTGCTAGTGGTTGGTTCAACCCAGTTCAAGCAGAAGAGCTTACTAATTTAGAAAACATTTTCGATGAACGGAATGATTATTTTGATTTAGCATCCCCAAGAAGGATTTTTGTTTGTCCACCTAATGCATCTAAAGAGGTTCAAGATGCTACTTTCGAAGGGAATTTACATCATATTCAAATAGCAGACTTTTTGCTTGTTAATACGCGCGACAAGGATATCGGAACTATTTGGGAAACTGGTTACGCATACGCATTTGATAAGCCTATTATTTATTTTTGTGCAGGCTTGCCTAAAGGCGCTAAGTTTAATTTAATGTTAGCGAGGAGTGGTATTAAAGTTTGCACTTCTTTTGTTGAGCTAGAAGATTATCTAGATAGAGTTATTAAAAAAGGCGAACTCATAGAAGAACCATACACAGATGCAATCGAATGAAACAGAAAAATTTTGGTCATTTAGAGATACTAAAACGCATAAAAGCGTTACATATATAAGTAATGTTAACGTAGTAAGAACTTTTTTATTTAACAGAAGTTTTCTTGTTAGAATAAAGCAAGGAAAAGAAACAAAATATGTTATACCATACAAATACACATCAGTAAAGTGGCCTAATGGTTTCTATACAGGTATAAGTGATGATTTATTAGTAATGTTTACTGATGATGAAATAAAGGATGTAGTGAACTAAAATGAATTTAAAATATGAAAAAATATTTAAAAACTGGTCTTTTCATAATATTGTTGCGCATCCCTTAATGCAATTATTACAGTGGACAGGCAAGAATGAGTTGGCAAACAAAGTTCACGATTATACTTTGCCCGAGTGTGTTGAAGAAGAACAACCTATAGCAAACACAGAATTAGATGATCCTGAAGTGCATAGAATTTTAAAAGATTGAGAAATAAGTCTAAAAACGATAATGGTTTAAACATCAACGTCGGTCATGTTATAAACTACAATTTTTTATATTCAAATGAAGAAGAAAAAATAGGATTAGTTATAGACATAAAAAAAGATAGAAATTTTTATGCTATGATTTATGTTTTATCAAATAACGAAATAGATGTTGTACCTTATAATATAATAACATATAAAGTAATTTAAAAATGTTTTTTAAGATAAACAACAGTTTTTTCTTAGACGAAGAAGATATTGGTAATCTTGTATGTGTAAAAATTCATCAACATTACTATAATTCTATAGACGTATATGATAATTGTTTAGTGATTGACGCTATTTATACAGATAGCAACATTAGACCGAGTCAAATAGTCTTTTTAAAAGAATCAGGTTTTATATTGAAGCTTAATATGAATTATAATTCAAGCATAGAAGTTAAAAATCTATCTAACATAAAAGAATTGAAAAGTAAAAATGATAAAAATAGGTTCTTTGATAAATATGAAAGATATTACAGTAGACAAAGAAATAAATAATGTCATTATCTTAAACAGGAAAAAGATATATTCCAATGCAGTTAGAGACTATTACGTTTATGATTTATTATATGACAACGTAGTCTATAGAAACGTTGATATGACTAAGTATAAGGTGATATAAAAATGGAAAATTATAGTTCATATAAGAGTGGTTTAAAAATAGGCGACTACGTTCATTACGAATACAATTGTATTTTTACTACTTTTATTGAGAGAAGTTTGGTTTTAGATAGAGAACATCTTTTTACAAAAGAGACTAAATGGGGAGAGCGAAGTTTTTTTGAATATTCTGTGTATAATAATGGCAACATAAAAAAGGTAAGAACACAAGACATGAGAATTATAAAGTGTGAAAGGGCAAGCTAAAATGAGAATTGCAATAACTGGTGAAAAAGGCTTTATTGCTAGTAATTTAGCAAATAAAATTAGAAAATTTAGTCATGAATTTGTATCGTTAGACGAAAGCAAATATTCTGAAGGATGTGAAACTACTGAGAGCGGTGAAATATGTGTATATAGTAATAGCATTGAAAAATGGTCACAGCTTCTTTCAGACGTAGATGTTGACGTTATTATACATAATGCTGCTGTTGTTGGGACTGACGTTGTTGCGTTAAATCCAGAGCATGCAATATCAACTAATGTGTTAGGAACACACATTATTACTGAAGCAGCTAATAATACTAATACGAAGATTGTGTACATAGGAACAACAGTTATATATGATACGTATCTTTATCAAGAAAATGAAATCTATGAGGACAGCACGATACATCCTAGAACAAATTACGCTGTTCAAAAGTATGCTGGCGAAATGACTGTCAAGAATAACGCAAAAAATTGGTTAGTAGTTAGACCGTTATTTGCTTATGGAGGTGAAGGAGATATGAATTCACTTATCTCGAAATCATTGTTTTGTATACATAATAATATAAATAATATAGATATGTTTTTAAATCCTGAAAAGATAAAGGATTATATGCATGTTGAAGATTTTTGCAGCAGTGTTATGGATTTAATAGTAAAAGATATTAGTTATGAAGATTTCAATATTACAGCTGAGAATCCTCATAACACGTTAGAAATAGTTAGTTTAATTGAAGAAGTGACTGGTAAAAGTTTAGAGTCAGTTATTAAGTGGCACCCAGAAACTGATTATTTGGGTAATCATAGATTGAGTAACGATAAATTTCTAGATGTCATAGGGAAAAGTAGAACTAGAAGTCTTAAGGAAGGAATAAGACAATCTTGGGAATCAATAAAAGAAATGGATAATTGCAATAAGTTTAATCCACTTAAACATTTAACAGAAGCAAAAGATAAAAACATTGACTTAAAGATGTTTTTTCCTAAGTGAATTAGACTCAGCCTGTAAACTACTTGCTTTGTTAGATACTTACTCTTAAAGGAGTAAGTTATGCCTAGAAAAAGTACACAAGTTACATTGATATGTAATTCTTGCAATATTGAGTATAAAAAGCCTGCATCTAGAGCAGAAAAATCAAAGTTCTGTTCTAAGTTATGTAAAGATAAAAAATCAATACAGTATAAAATTAAAAAATGTTTAAGCTGTCAAGTGGAGTTTAAGTCTAGAAGAGGAAAGAAATACTGTTCTAGAGAATGTTATATCAAAGAGCACAAGCACGAAAGAATGGACTTGACTTGTGACTATTGTGGTGATGTTTATCAAAAACCTGTTGGTAAACCTACGAAATATTGTGGTAAACAATGCCAATATAAGGCTCAAAGCAGCGGTTTACATGAAATACCTTCAAATGGCAGGTTAGGTTTTAGACATGATTTGCCGAGCAATTACTTTTTTAAGTCATCCTTAGAGGCAGACTATGCGAGATGGTGTGAAGCTACAAAAAAACCTTACGTTTATGAGCATAAAACATTTACAGTT